ATGATTGCTATGGATTTACGCGGACGGCTGCATGAGTGCATTCGCCACGCACAAAAACTGCAAGAGGCTCAAGCCTTGGCAAACAGCAACGATGTTTTGGACAATTACATTCAACAGCTTGATGATATCTTGGCAAATGTCCTGTCTCCTTTTGAGCGCCAACTTGATGCCGCCCATAATGAAGAGGAAGCGGCATGACACCAGAAGAGCTTAAAATTTCGCGGGAAGAAAGTGGGTTATCCCAAAGAGCCTTGGCATTGGCTTTGGGGTATAAAACCAAAGGTTCAATATCACGCTTGGAAAGTGGGGAGCGAAAAATCACCCCACGCATAGAGCGGTCAATCAAGCAAGTAATAAAGGAGTTGTCCAATGATAAAGAAATATGAGGATTTAATAATATTCTTTTTGGTGGCAATTGCTTGCGCCTTATGGGTCGCCTCTGTCGTAATGGGTTGGGCAAATGTCTGATTTATTTAACAAAGTCTTAGGCGGCTTATCTGTACCCCAACGCTCTTTTGTTCAAAGGGTAAAAAGCAAAGAGGGAGAATTTTACGAGCGCAGACTTCGCAAGGAACTAATTGGCGCAACCAAAATACGGCTGTCCAATGAGTTCATTGAAAACGCTGTTGCTTTGAGCTTTTCTTATCCAAAGTACCTCAATCAGATAATACCCCAAGCCATACCGTGCTTGGATACTATATGGATTGAATGGGATGAAAACTTCCGCTTTTCATGCGTTGAAAAACAAATGATTGCTCATGACGTAAGCATTCACGATCATAAAGACGGGGTATCTGATGAGGTCGGGTATCTGATCGAAAAAAGTGATATAGGCCATGTCTATTCGTTGTTTATGGAAATAGAGGGCAAACTGGCCTCACCGCCATTAAGCATGATATTCAGCAATGATGAACCTATAACAAATGAGCATACCAATAAACGACGAGCGCTTACTGGATACCCGCCTGTGTCAATAGACGTTGATACTGAAAACAGAAGCAAAGCCATCAATCATATGTTTGGGAAAACTTACAACCATATCCATTGGGATGAGGCCGTAGGCACTGAAGACCAACCTATCAAGGAATTAATGCGGTGGTGCTTCAATTGTCAGGTTGGAACTCATGATTTGGCTGTATCTATGTATGGCGATGCAATCGCAAATGAAGATTCACAACTAGCAGAATTTAGCCTTAAAACAATGGACGGTGATATGCGGTTTTTGATAGCCGTTTTTGCTTTGCTTAACTATCCTAGAATTTTGCGGGAGCGGTGGTCGCCAAAGCCTGTGCCTCGCATCCAATGGGGCAAAAGATTGCCGCGCAATGAGATAAAAGTAATTGAATTGGATTTGCCCAAAAAGAACGGGGTTAATGTCTACAAGCAATTATTCACAGGTCACGGGACACCCAAGCGACAACACGTTAGGCGGGGTCATTGGCGCGTTTTAAAAGACCCCAATGGGCGCATCACTGACCGCAAATGGATCAAACCCATGATCGTCGGAAACCCAGAGCTTGGGATTATTGAGCATGAGTTTCTGCTAAAATCAAAGAGAGCAAGCAAATGATTACAGCCGCAACTTGCCTAGCTATGGCTATATATTACGAAGCCCGAAACGAAACCAACCCTGACGCGGGTTTAGCCGTGGCTGAAGTTATCTTAAACAGGGTCGATGATCCACGGTGGCCTGACAATGTTTGCGCCGTTGTAAAGCAAGACAAAGGCCCAAAGCCTCATGATTGTCAGTTTTCGTTCTATTGTGACGGCAAGCCAGAAAGACCAAAGCACAAACAAGCTTGGGCAGATTCGCAAGCCACCGCCAAACAAGCCCTCTCAGGCGATGTTTTAGGCCACGGGGCGTTGTACTACCATGCAACCTATTCCCGCCCTGTGTGGCGGCACTCATTGACTCTCGTTGGCAAAATCGGGAGCCATGTATTCTACACAGACCAATCCACAAGCGTATAGGAGAAAAAATATGCTAGACTTTACCACAAATGAAAGTTGGACTTTTGACGTAATATCTGAACCCGTGTTCGATGCTAGGGGTAATCAAATCCCAAACAGGCAAAACATTATTCGCACCGATACTGGTGAATCACTCGGCTGTCATGGAAGTAAGTACAAAATAACCACGCACTTAAAATCTGTTAATGCAGTAATGGACGCCATCAAGCTAAAAGAAAATGAGCTTGGAACAAATTACAACTTGACTGTTAATACCTATGCCAATGGAAAGCGCATCATGTTTCGCGTTGATTTTCCTGACCACTACATTGATGATCCAGAGGTGGGAGACATAATAGGTTTTGGCGTAGAGGGGTTAAACTCTTATGATGGCACATTCGCATTCCATCAAGACGCAAGGGCGCAACGATACATTTGCAAGAATGGCATGATAAGTGGCGTTAGCGTTTCATCCACAAGGGCAAAGCACACTTCTGCTATTAACCTTGAAGCAAGCGCTGAGAAAATATCCACAGGGTTGTCTACTTTCGTGAATAGTAGAGATATATGGGAGTCATACAGAAAAATTCACGTCAACTCTTATGTTGCAGAACAATTTCTAAAGCGCAATCTGTGTAAAAGGGTAACCAAAACATCTGACTTTCATTATAACAAAAAGCAGTTGGAAGCTTTAATGAATGAGTTTTTTAGCGAATGCACACTGTTGGGCGCAAACAAATGGTCTTTATATAACACTATGACCCATTGGGCATCTCACCCAGAGTCTAAGTCGCCTGACCGTGAATCCGTCAAACGAGTGGGTATGGTAGCAAAAGCCATGCGCTCCCAAGATTGGAAGGCAATAGTATAAATGCAAATGACTCCCGCACAACAAGCAGAGCATGATTTTTTGAAGCGTGTTATAAGGCGTCTGCAAGATGAAAAGAACCGCCCAGACGCTTACAAAAATATTGATATTGAGCTGTTTGTTGCGCGGGAAGAATTTCACCAATTTGTTTCAATCCTAAGAAAGCAAGGAGTTGAGATATGACCGCAAAAGAATACGAAGAAATGATAGCGGCTGAAATGCACAAGGTTATGAAGGCTGACAGAGAGGCTTACAAAAAAAAGTGGGGTTCCAATACGCTCTACAAGTTAAACCAATTGAACGGGGCAAAAGGCAGCAGACAGCGATCAATAAAAGACGCAAATGAAAGCTCACAGGCTAAACTAAAAACCATTCAATCAAGATTATCTGAAGGCGCAACCGTGCGTGAAATAGCAAAAGAAGTTAAATCAAGTCATCAATCTGTTAGCCAATTGATAAACAAGTACGGATTGAAAAGATAATAGTGTGAGGCAACGCGAAATTGGGCATGGTTTCGATTGTTTACAACGATACAAAAAGAATTGTTGAGATTTGTTGCCCCACAACTCATTTAAACAGATGGCAAATATCTTGTCTATGAAAAAATGAATTTTGTCATGCTAACATTTTTTCATATGTCTTAGGGCCGACAATGCCATCAGGCATTAGCCCATTGTTAGCTTGCCATGCTATGACCGCCGTCTCTGTAAGCTTGCCGAAGTGACCATCTGGGGATAAGTTAAGAACCCTTTGAATAGCTGCAACCTTATCTCCCTCAGAACCAACCTTAATTAAAATGGGGCGCGGGGATGGGCTGTAATCGCCACCCAATATTCCCACGGCCCTAACAAAATGATGCTTTCTATCTTCCAAGCCTATAGTGCCGCCATTAATCATGATGGTCATTTTTTCTATATCTTGCCTGTCACAAACCCTGTTGATGTTCCTCATATCCCAATACCAACAAGCGCTTTCGAGCGCCCCTTGCTTGGTTTGGACATACTCTATGGCCTCACTCAAAGTGATCCCAACACTGGCGGCAAAGTCACTGTAATTATTTTTGCCCGTAATTTGGATGACGCCTCTGCCTCGGTACAAGTATCCGTCCCCAGAATCAGGAGCGCCGTTACCCATACGATTAGCATAGACGAGATTAGCGATAAGCTCAGGATTGCGGTGATACTTCTCCGCATTACGTCCCGCTTTCTTAAAGTATTTCGAGAATACTGCATTCAAACCTTTTGCGCTGTAGTTGAGGTTTTCTGAGAGGACTTTAAAGTTCAAACTCTCATGCCCGCATTGAGCCATAAAGCCCGCAATGCGGCTTACAGTATTTATATCATATTGTGGAAGCAAAGTCTTTAGTGGCTCGCACCAAAAAGACCACTCTTTATTGCCGTGCAAAAGTAACTTAATCTGCTCATCATTTAAGACCATCTTTTTGCCTCTAGATAAAGGCGGTAACAATTAACCACCGTGTTGATGCTAACGGCACTGAACAACATTACCCATTGCCACATTTCCATCACTTTGTATCCGTTTTTGAGGACTTGTCATAACTACGCATTCCCGCAATTCCGAGCATCCCAAATAGCAGCGGCATCATGACGCTCATATCAGCTTGCGGAATAACAATGCCAAACCCCGCACAAATAGGCGCAACCATGTAATTGATCCCAAGAGACAACCCAGATATCCATCCTATGAGCGGCCTCCAAGACGCCTGAAACCAGTTGCCCTTGGCATCGGCCTTGAGAACCTCAATTTGAGCAAGCATGGCGTCCTGCGCGTGGCGTTCTGACATCGTTGCTATCTCATGAGCCAAGGCCGCTTTCTGATCCTTGTCCTCAACAAACTTATCAAGCAAACCACTAACAGGGCCGACCAAATTGTTTAATAATTGCATCATTTAGATACCGACTCCTTACCCATCCAGATTCCGAAACAGCCCGTGAGCGCCCCCATACAAGTCGCCACAAGGCCGCTCTGTTGAATTGTGGGGTCGGGCAAGCCCATATACCAATGAACTGATTGATACGTTAAAACCGTGACCGCCAACATCATTAAGCGGGGGACAGCTTTCCAGTTATCTATGATTGTGTGCGCCATGTTAAACCTCAAAATCTACTATTAAGCCAGTTCTTAAAGTGGCGGCGGGGATTATCCGTCCGCTGCTATTATACGTCAAAATGGCTTTGTGTCTATGGTGCGACCTTAACACCTCAATCGCTTGCTCCATTCTGGCTTTGCTGTGCAGGTTTGTGCTGATGTTTGATCTGGTCGCGGGGTCTACATTATGGGGTGGCTTGCCGTCAACATTAGGATATACGGGTGGAAATAAGCTAAACGGGCTTAGACTTTCTACCACCAACTAGCACCCAATCCCACAACCCAAAGACCGCCAAACAATATAACCATCACCGAAACAGCCAGAAAGGTCACAAGTATTCCCTCAAAGAGCGCAGCTTTCCTTTCTTGCTGCTTATACAATGTTTCCTCACGCTCTTTTTTAATTTTGCGCCGTAGCTCTAGCATCTCTCGCGCCGTGCCATAGCCAAATCGGTTGTTTAAAAGTTGTTCGATGTCTTTCTCTTGCTCTGCAAGTTTTTTCGTATGGATGATAATTTCCAAAGCCTCTTGCTCGACAGAGCCGCTATTAAACAGCTTGGTGAATATAGGCGGGTTCTTACGTTGCTGTTCTGCCCTACGAAGGTCAGCCGCCGCGCCGTACCATTTACCTAGTTGCCCCGCAATATCCTCAAGCTCTCGCCCCGCATAAACTAGCTTCCGAACCCCCTTATATGCAGCGGTTGCTGCTGAAATTGCTGTGATAGGATCAATCATCAAAAACCATAAAGCTCAAGCATGGCTTTCCGTATTCTTGGATAATGCTGTAGGGGTAGTGATAGAATTGGCTAGGCTCTGGGCAACGATAGACGCAGACCGTATACATAGCGGCAAAGACTTTGACGCCGACTAGAATTGATGTAAGAGGGCAAACCATTTTTTACTCCTTTTCGCGGAGTATAGCATATTTTACCTAGATGCTAAATTCTGTAAGTCACGCCTGATTTCCTTTTGGTCATCCCGCACCTCTCGCAACAACAAACTAATTGTTTCCGTGCTTTGCTCTAAAAGCGCAATTTTCTTTTGGTTAGTTAATACGGTTCTAATCAACCAAAGAACACCGCCACTTACTGCCGTAGATGCAGCAATTATTATAGTAATATATGTGTCCTGCAATTTCATTTCGCCTCTACTCTAAGGCCAATTAGCGATAGGGGCTTTCCCCGTAACATTTCCATCGCTGTCAACGGGTGTATCAAACAACGCTATAAATGCGGCATGGTTTGCCGCCCCATCTATTGCAGCTTCTATGGAATTGCTTGCCGTGCGAATAGCCGCCCTTGCTGTTATGGTTTCTGACGGCACTGAATAATCCGCTACTTCTGAGGCTTTGATAACCATCCAATCCGTAGGCTGTAGCAATTCATTTGCTTGCTGCTTAATGACCGCCTTCCACTTAGACTTTAATCCAAGCGTAACAACTTGAACCCCGTCACTGTCCAATATAGGGTTTCCATCCCCATCAACATCATTGGTGTCGGTCAATGGCTTAGGGGTTGATGCGTCCCACCAAAATCTGTTGTCATAGGGCGCAGGGTCATCTTCCCACGTTAAGCCCTTGGCGGTCTTTTCATCATTTGACCATATGCCCCAATTGTAAGGATGCTTCACGCCATCATTGTTAGCCCAAGGCTTTCCAACTTTAATAACTCTTTCGCTGTACTTCCAAGGCATGATTTCATCTCCTACCGTGCGTTACTATATTTGAAAGGCTGTTCTGCAAAGGCCATATATACATATGTCGCGCCTGATCCATTTGTATCAGCACTATTATCTCTGTGCTTAAATCCGTTTGATGTTAAGTCCAATCTTGTATATGTAGCGCCATCGTATTCTGAGTTTGCTTCGTTTGCATAAAAAAAGTCGTTATCTTTATTATAGCCACTTCTTTTATTGTCAAACATGACCCATTCACCCGTTGCACTTGTTTTTTTCACAATCACAAATGCAGGTCTAAAACCTAAATACACAAACGCACCATCTGATGATCCGTTCCCTGTGTAGCTGCCGAACTTGCTGTATCCATTTTTCTCAACAAAGCAATATGCTATGAAAGTGACGCCCGAATAGTTTGTTTCAGTATTGCCTGACGGAACGCTAAAAACGCTAGACGTAGGAGTTGTGCTATTCCAATTATCAGTAGGATCAGCATCCCTTGCGCTTGAAAGCACTATATCTTTCCCCGCGCCAAGAGATTTATGATAAACAGCCCAGTCATAAGATGCACTTCTGCTTTTAACAATAACCATTGCGGGCGCACTATTTAGCCCATGACCTATAGTTCCACTTGAACCTGTGCCTGTGTAGGAGACTATACTAAAGCCCGCCTTAGTATTTGCGCTGACTGTGCTTGTGATTGACCCATCAGTATTGCTGACACCAGTGCCGCCCGCTTTCCAGCTCCATGAAGCGTAAGTCGAGCCACTGTTATTCACCGTGGAGTTATTACTTATTGAAAACCCATTGGAATCAAATGACGTAATAGCATTTGTTGTAGTGCCTTCCGAATTATTAATGTTGGAATGCAAGTCTTTTGTAGCCCCCCTAATGCTATCAAAAAGCACATGATAGGTAGTGTCTGACCTCTGTTTCACCCATGTGAAATCAGGTTGAAACCCAACCGTTATTGATTGTGTACCACTATTACCAGAATAGACTATAGTGTTAAAGTGATCCTCTGGACTAGCATTTTGGCTAGGGTCAATGGCGGGGTTAGGCAAGTTTGCAGCACAAAGCGCCAAATATCCACTTGGCGGTGAGTAATAGAAATCTCCATTGCCATTGCTATCTGTGTTTCCTTGTGCGGTCTTGTTGCCCGAAAACGAACTGTCTTGTCCGAAGTTGCTTGTCACAACGCAAATAGTTGAACTGCCCGCATCACCAATGAATGGAGACCACGAACTGCCCGCTAAATCGGTAAAGGCAACACCCATAGAAACGCCATTCTTATAGAACGTAATAGTGCCTGTATCCAAGTCAATAGCAGTCCCTATGATGTCACCCGCCGAAGCAGCGCTTCCATAAGAAGAGTAAGTTGGCCCTCTCTTGTTGCCACTGGTAACGTATGTTCTGGCGTCCGCATTCAAAAAGCTCAATGGAGCATCAGTTAAATACACGCCAATATCTGTAGCAACCGAAGCTTGAACGAGAGTTTCAAAGTAATGCTTTCCTTCATTGATGGAGAAAGACCCTCTAACAGATGGGGTTCCAGAGTTCCCCGTATATTTAAGGTTGCCCTCTGAAAAAGTGCCACCACTATTGTCCAAAGGATAAAGCGTTGCCCAATTTTGTGTCGGGCTATCAAGCACCACATCCGTTGCAACTAGGTTATTAACAGTCCAATCATTTGTATTTGAACTTTCATCATCCCCAATCGCAGAGCTATCATCAAAGGGCAAATAAAAGCCATTAGTGCCATGCGATCCAGAGTAATTTTTTGCCACCCAAATATCTTGCTTTGTTTCACCAAAGCTAGATGGAGTTAATGCAGCGCCATCAACAAAATGAACCTCTGCCATATAGCCGTCATAAAGAAAAGTATATGAGGCTTTTTTTAAAGCGCCGATGCTGTGCGTTACATTGTCGTTTATTCGGTAGAAATTAGAGTTGTTTGATGGAATTGTTGATGTTGTTAGCGTTTGCAGTTGATTGTTCAAATATATTTTTACACGATCTGACGATGAGCTTTCAGTAGTATCTAAGACCACAACAATGTGATACCAAGAAGCAACATCACGCAAAAGCGCATTTGTATTTACGGACGTAACAGTAGTGCTTGCAGCGGCAGATTTAAAATATAATTTATCATCATCAATATATATGCCCGTCCAACTTGACGTACTTGAACCCGCCCCAAATAAGCCTCGAATACTTGCTTCAGCGTGTAGGTTTCCTAATTTAACCCATGCTGCCCATGTCCATTTACCTCTATTGCTAGAGCTACTAGGCGTTCTGCTTAAATACGCCAAATCATCATCATTAAACCTCAGAGATTGATCTATATCCTTGGGATAAAAGCCCCCGCTGCTATACATCCACTGTTGAGAACCGAACATTTAATTGCCCTAACTGAATGCTAATTGAGGTGTGCCAAGCAATATACGACCAGATGCCGCCACTATGTACGGGACAATATCAGTAGTAGATGCCGCGCTAGATAACGTCAAACCCGCGCCATTTGCGGTTTCATAATCTGTACCCAATGAAACCGTTCTGCCGCCCGTGCCGTCTTGGATGAAAACAATAAACCCGCTTTGCCCTACAGTCTCCGTTGTTGGATTTGCCAATGTGACATTTCCCGTCAGAGTAAGCACAAAATTTTGCGTTGCGCTAAAATCTAAAGTAACCGATCCCGTGTTACTTGCGTCTGTAAGCGTATCTCCGACCCCTCTGGCGGCGGTAAGCGTTCCCACTACATCTACCGCCCCGCTATCTGAAACGGTTACTCTCGTAGTCCCCTCGTCAGTTTTAAGCTCAATGCCCCCACTATCCACCGCTTGCACCACGGATGAACGTATTTCCCATTTATAATTGGATTGATCAAAATAAGCTAACGTGATCCACTGTGATGGGCTGCTAGTTGACCTCATTTTTAAAAGGTTATTTGTCGTGTCATAATAAAGTTGATTGGCAAAGTTTACAGTTGGCGTTGTCGATGCTGATGACGTAGAAGCCAAAGCTTGAAGCGCATTGTTTATATCCGCTCTTGTGGCGGGGAAGCCTTGGTTCTCAATTGTAAAATCATGGTAGCTCATGTCAGTTCCTTACCGTAGCCCTTCGCCACATAATCCATAGTGACTGAGTTTGTGCTTTGAGTGCCGCCATTTAATATTTGTATGGTGAAACCCGATCTTGTTTTATTCGTTATAGCATAGCGCTCCCCATCAGCCAAGTTAGCAAGTGAGATACCCAAAGCGGGCGCGTCTTTAAAAGCATCGGGGAATGTTATGGCTTTTGCACCCGTGAATGTGACATCATCTTGTGACTCTACTCTAATGGGCATATCAGCTTGAACCCCAAGCTGTCTAACCAAAGGACTAGCTTGCCCGTTTGAGGATGTTAATTTAGTTCTAAATTGCACAGCCCTTGCTGATACATCACCCACTATAAAGTCCTGCCAACCTGTCCAAGTAGGTGATCCTGATGGGTCGCCGTCAGTATGGCGCATTTGGAAAGCTGCAGATGTGGTATCAAATTGATCTGCATCACCATCAAACAATCCTTCTCTATCATCAAAATCACCTGCCGCTGAATCAAAGTCATTCACATAATCAGCATACTCTACTTGGAAATTTGGATATATTCTTGCGGTATATTTCTGCGTAAAGTCTAGATAGCTTGCAAACTGGTAAAGCCCCTCACCCGTAACCGTGCCGCCACCGCCATCAAACAAACCCTCAAAGTCATCAAAATCACCCGTTTGGTCATCAAATTGAGCAGTTGTTTTTAAAGCAATATAATCGCCAGAATCATCTGACGTTGCTACCACATTTGTTTTAGTACCCGCAAAACTTGGATTTTCCGTTAGCGTTTGAACCGAATTAAATGACTCCACATTAAGCGGGTCAACCACCACAACAAAGCCCGTAGCTGTAACGGATGCGCCCCCTAGCTTATCCACCGCCTTGATGAAATAAGTTCCAGTTTGCGCGGGAACAACAGCCGTATTAGCGGGACGGGCTATCTTATCAACTACGTCCACCGCATTTGAATAAGTCGCTCCACTCGTAAGCTGTGAGTATCTTATCTTGTAATGTGAAAGGTCTAAGTTTGTTACTGGCGTCCAACTCAAATGAATATTGCTGCCTATTACATTGCCCGCAAAATTAGTCACATTATCAGGCGGGGTGGCGAAGGCTTGCAAGTTAAAGTTGGCAACCGTTGCAAAATCTGACCCAACGCCCATGAAGTTAATCGCTTTTACCCGCACATCATAAAGGCCATCATTAAGGCCGATAATCTCAAATCTACCTGTTTTTTGCCGCCCCGCACTGACATATTCCGTATCTGTTGAGGCTTTGTATTCTACCTCAAACATGATAACTGAAGCATCGTTAGATGAGCAATCAGCAATAAGAACACCCGCAACGCTTTGGTTTACTTCTCTAAGCTCGCCTGAGATACTTAGTGAAGGGGTCGCGACAACGGTTGGGTCAGGTAGTGTGGTGTTGTCAGTTATAAAGCTTTGCTCATCCACAACGCCCCAATCGAAAGCATCAGATGATATTTCTCGCAATGTCAACTTTACCTCAATGGGCTTGCTTTCACTTAAAGAAAATGACCAATCAGCAACCTCAAATGGCTTGGAAGAAAAGCCTAGCCTTGAGTTGGTTATGTTTACATTATCACCGACTTTTACTCGTAACGCCTTTGATCCGAAAGTGCCCGTCATCGTAAGCTGTTGGCGGCTTCTATAGAGTGATATTTTGGCTAACCGTTGCGCCATTGATGGCGTTGCTGTGTAATCAAGCGGTATGGTTTGTATAACCTCCTCGCCATTATCTTCTGTAACAAATGTTTCTGATGTTACTTTGGGGTAATCACTTTCCATATAATTCGTGACTTCACCGCTATATGTTCCTTCCACTGCATTGAAATTATCGCGCCGACTGTTGCGGGTAGCAACCGTCATAGCGCCCAAAAGATCATCTTCTGTTAAAGTCAAAACAGGCGATGAGTACGCTCCCGCATCTACACCCCATTGACCTTGGGAATAATAAAAAGTCCCCGCCATAGCCGTTACTAACTCAAGTATAATTTCGTTTGGCGTTTCAGATGTTAAGAAAGGCCCGTTTGTGGTGTAGCGCTTTTCTGTGCCACCCGCCGCCAACGTAATATCTTGATCACAAATGGTAGCCGCCGCCGCAAATGATGCTTCATCAATTTCTGATTGCGTTGATGCCAAACCATAACTTGAAGCTACATAATCTCTTACGCATAAGGCAGAATTATTTGACCATTGCCATGTTGCGGGATCACTTTTTCTGTGGGTAGATACGCCCAAAGAGCTATCGTAGGCGCTTGATGTACTGTCTTTCCTTGGGTCATATAATTTTTTACCCTTAACCAACGCGCTAAACACGGGAAAGCCTTGAGGGAATGAATCTTGGTCATACTCAGCCCTGATGTATATATATGCAATACCACTTGCTTTATGATCTGTTGTCCAAGCACTATCGTCTGCTATGAGGTCACTATCTGCCGCTTGAGTATCAGAGCCTAAATGCTTTTTTATTCGCAGTTTCCCAGAGTATTGAGCGGGTGCGGTAACCATTCCAGTTGACGGGTTAATGGTAAGCTCTTTACCGTCTGCAAACACTTTAACTATTTCTTCACATTCATGCCCCGCCAAAGCTAAGAGCGTATGCAAATATTGGTTGTTGTTCGTAACAGACCTATAGAATATTAGCCCGCCAACGCGATCTTGCCCATACAATATAGCGTGTTCACCTATTGAGTTGACGGCATTTACAGTCGCGCCATATCCCGCCTCTCCTGCTTCTTGTAATTTTTTTAATTTTCTGTTAGCTTGGTTTATAGAGGATACAGTGCCAACAGTGACAATACCAACAATTATCCAAGAAATAGTTTTTGCAGCGGGCGGAGGAACCCCTAAAAAAACTAAAACCACTTCAATAAACTCACGCATCGCTGTTTGCCCCCCAAGCCAAGCGCTGATCTTGCAAGCTATTTACAAACTCAAACGCCTTATCATTTGGGAATCTGCTTTTTTGATTTTGTGAGGTATATCGCCTGTTTCTAGAGCGCTCTAAATCAATAAGCCGACTTTCAACGGATACATTAATAGTTGCTGTTTCTGGGCCTTCCTCAATATTCATTTGATCCATGTACCCAGAAAATACTTGCATCAAATCAGGGTTGGAATTTGGGCTTTCCCAACTGTCCATAAATCCTAAACTTACGATGCACTTTCTGCCTTGGTACGGGTCTTGCAGCGCCAAAGACAAGTAAGTAGACGGGACACCAGATATAGAAACAGTAATTCCTTTTGCAGAGACATCTTTTGTTTCTACAACCTCAGATATTCCTAATATCTCGCCCATACCCAAGTATGTTTTTGGCTCAATAGTTAGCTCACCCAAACCCGTCCATAAATAGACAGGCGCATTATCAAACAACAAATCCACCGTGTAGAATGGGAAAATTTGGTCATTTGTTAATTTACTTATAATGCTTGAAGGTATTGATCTTGTCATCTAACCCCCACCGCACCGAATACAATGCCGTAAGTAGCAGCGTGGTTTATGTCCCAATTCTGCTCATTGCTTGCTAACCTAAACCGCCCGTAAGTATTAGACGTAACTACTGCCGCTCCACTAGAAGGGGATGATGCTATATAAGGCCATATATCTAAGCTAACATTACCGCTTCCGTCACTTGAGGCGTTCTTTAAAACCTTGTGGAGCGTTGCAGTTCCCTCTGTGCCAAGCTGAATATAGTCGCCCGCTTTTAACCAATTGGTAACACTGTTTGATGCGCCATTAATATTCAATACGCCGCCTAATTGAGAGCCGCCATTTACAACAGGCGTTCCACCTAGCGCTCCCCGCGCTGTAGCGCCCACTGAGTCGCCTAATTTAAAAGTTCCGAGCATACCCCTAAGACTAAGCAAAAAGGCCACCCATTCCTCCGCATCTTTGCGCTTCATTGACGGTAGCTTAATATCGGCTTCCCAGATTTGCCCGCTATGCGCTACGGCTTGTTGCGCATAAGTAAATGGCGACACGCTCATTGCCACGGTATTTTTAGCCCGTAGCGTCATGCTCTGAATGCTTGTATTAGTTGGAAGCGATAGGGGATATGTTATAGCCATTAGAACGCACTGGCAAAGCTGCCACCTCTTCTACGCGCATCTAAAACCGCCATCTTGGAAGCCTCTGCAATTTGAGGGAGCATAGATTGCACTTCCGTTCTGACGGTTTGCGCCACGCCTGTTGATATATTAATAGTTTGGTTTACTACAGTGCCGCCCGCTCCCGACAATGCGTTATTTGTGTTCATGTTATTCATAATTGCACCCGCGCCAGACGGCACGAAAAGCTCAGGCCCACGCTCTCCAACCAATACTGGCGTTCTAGGTTGGACAGTCCCACCCCCCGCCTTGCCCCCAATCTTCCCAACAGGTAGCATATCGTAGCCTTCAACCCCGCCAAAAATAGCGTTCATAATTGCATTAACTACAAACAACTCTATAGCCTTTTGCAATATGGTTTTTACAAATCCACTAAATATATCTTTTAGGCTATCAAGGCTTAGTTTGCCATCAACCACCATGTCAGCAAAACTACTTGAAAGATTAGATGACAAACCACTTATTGCATCATTGAAGGTTTGCATAAAGGGTTGTGATGCGGCAAGCTGATGCCTGAGCTTTTCTAACGCTTCTTCTGCGCCCTCAATCTTTGGCCCCATTCCTGATAAATGATCTTCAAGATCAGAAATATTATTAATTAATTCTTGGCTTGGCCCTTCATTTATTTGGGTGATAGTATCTTGCAACTCTATCAATTTTTCGCGTGACGTTTCAGTCGCGATCCCAAAGCCTTCTTGTATTGCTATAGCGACTTGTAAAGAATCAGTAAGATTAGTATTTTGCTCAATTAATTGGGATGTCATTTGCTCTGAGGATATCCCCATAGCCGCCATCCTAGCCGTTTCTAATTCGCCTAATTCTTTCTCAACATCCGTAAATTTTACATATTGGTTAAATCTTTCTAACTCTTGTAATTTTTGCGCTGCCCCTAACTTATTGCCGTAAATCCTCAACTCATTGGCGCGGTTTATTAATTCAATACGCTTTCTAAGAACGGCATTTGATCCTGCAATTTTATTTTGCTCATCTGAAGGATCAATGACATCTAGCGTTTCTGGTGATGGGATACCCGCCGACAAGTTTGCTTGCAGCCGCTCAAGTATTTCACCCCTTGTCAATGGTAACGGCGGCAATGGAACCTCATTAAGCTTTCGCAAAGCTTCTTGCGCTAAAATTTCTTTTTCTAATGTTTCAATAAGATTAGTTTTTAATTCAATTAGTGTGCTAGTATTACCAAAAGTTTGCGCCCACCAACTTTGATCTTCATATTCTTGTTTTAATCGCTCAAGCGTTGCCCTTTCCGCTTCAAGCTTTACTTGCAAAGAACTGTGAGTTGGCAATGCGCCAATAAATTGCAAAAAGCTTTCTACTACATCAAGGGCTTCTGTAAATTCTGTCACAAGAGCTTTAGCCATAGGCAAAAGCTCATCGCCTATTTTTTTTGCCAACTCCATAAATTCAGCTTTTAACTTTTTTGTTTTGTTAGCAAAGCTTTCTGAAGTTCTTATGGCATCACCGTGGGCATCTGTTGTACCCGCAAGTATAAGATTTAATCTAGCTTGAACTTTTTCAGCATTGGTGACTTCATTACCAGTTCTCTTAATCCCCATACGGAGCAATTCTTGCTTGAGTGTTGCTTCTGTAATTACAACACCAAATCTACGAACTGTTTCATGGTTGCCAACTAATGCACTTTGAAACGCCTCCATAGTCTCCGTATCAGAAGCGTTATTAAATGATGCAACATCAACTGCTAATTTGGTAAGATCAACAGATAGTTTTGCCGCCTCGCCTCTAGCAAACCCCATAGGCACAAAAGTATCTTGAATACTTGATGCCATTCCTTCAAGTTCAAATGTTGACCGCCCAACAGCGTTACCAAATTCTTCTAAGTCTGCGACAACATCATCGCGGAATTTGCCAAAAACAATAGATGATTTGGATTGCATTTCCTCGACATCAGATGCCAAGTTAATTGCAGCCATACCCGCCCTAGCTAGTTGCTGCACAATAACCGCAACCGCCGCGCCCTTTACGACAGTGCCTAATTTTTTGAAAGAAGCGGCAACCCCTGTCGTGCCTCGCTTTACATCTCTATCTAGCTTATCTAGCTTTCGACGGACATCGCCCATATCCGCTTCAATGCGAACTAAGAGGGTATCAATTGTTGTTGGCATTAGTCTGGATACCTCTCCATCAAATCATCTACTTCAGACTTAGTTAGAGGCGGCGGCTTTCCTCCTGAGTGGAAATCTGAAAATCCTTCAATCGCAAGATAAAATTCCTTGATGCTCATGTTCCAAAAATCATCTGGGCGCATTTGCATTTTTCCAAGCGCGATTGCCAGAAATTCATCCCAAGGAAAATACTCTTCTATTACGCCGCCTCTTGATCCTTTCCCGATTCTTCACCTGTCCCCAATGACATTGCCAAAACTTCTCCGACAACCCTCATAGAGTCAGCCAACCCTGCGCCCCAAACAATTGCTTGGATGTCCTTAATAGAAACATCGTTTCCACCACTTTTTATTACTGGCAATAAAATTGAACATATCTCCGTGGTCGTAAGATCGCCATCTGTAAGTTTGGTCAATATCTTCACTATTCCACAGCCACACGCTTGCTCAATTCTAGCCAAGCCGTCCATTGTTACCTTGCAATTGTAAGTCTTACCCCCAAGATTAAGGGTCATTTCTCCGCGCTTTGGATTTGGCATCTTTAACTTCCTTCCCACTAATTAGAAGTTGTTCGTTACGGTCAAGATTATCGACCACTGTTATAGCTTGATACACCTTTCCTCCAACCTTGAGGTGATCGCCCACCCCAAAGTCAGAGAGGAAAGGAATAGCAAACTGGTTATCAGGCTTGGCCCACCCTATAAAGGATTTGCCATTAGCTTCCATATTTGCTGAAGTCCAAGACATTTACTTATCCTTATGCAGCCGTAAATGCGAATGTTCCCGCGCTTTCAAGGCTGATCGTATATGTCACTTCGCCGTTATATTCACCAGAATACTCAATAGACGAAATCATCATTGGCCCTGCGAAAGTACCAAAGTCAGGGACAATTACGTCGAAATCTGTAAACGTACCCGCTGTTCTTTGAGCATCAAAAGAAGTTCTTACCGCCGCCTCAGATGCCGCATCCGTAAACACGCCTGACCCTGACGCGCTGAAGGATTGAACTCCCCCGCCCGCCAAAAGCTGACGCAAACCACTACTGTCTTTAGTTGTTATATCTACAGCTTCGTCATTCATTGTAATTGAGGTTGACCGCAAACCCGCAACAGTTGTTGCAGTTCCGCTAATATCGACCTTTAAAAGCATTGCGGAGCCTTTTTGTGCCGCCATGTTCTTTCTCCTTATGTATCAAACACGATGGCGCGAAATCTCATGACTCCGTGCCGAGTTATACCATCAGCTTCTTCCATAGTGGTTGAGAACTCTTGCCTCAAGTTCACTAAAGAAGCACCTGATACGCTTATAGCACTGTTATGGAGATTTTGATAGACTTGTTCCATAATGTGCTTGATTTCATATCTGCCCCTATATTCAGACCAAACATGAATAGTTAAAGTATGCTCTACAGCATCCTTATCCTTTGTGCCGTTGTTTATGGCGGTTTCCTCGCCAATGTTTATGTACGGCATTGATGTACCTTCTGGCACATCATCATATACGGGTACATCCGCTACACTCGCCCCCGTTATAGTGGCTGAGTTAAGTGTGCTATATATGGCCTTTTGTAAATTCCACGAATGCAAAGCCATTACCGCACCCCTTTAAATCTCAAAGCCTTTATTCGGCGCAAGACCTTTGGCTTGTTTTCTTCTAGAGCAGGTTGCAAATATGGCCTAGCCTTCATTTTGCTTGTGCCAAACTCTAAGAACCCAGAATAATCAGCCTTACTTTCAACAGAGCCACCCATTCCATCAGCATCCATTACCATATGAATGTTATTTGCAAGGTATCCCGTGTCAGTATTTGGCGGGTTTCCCGCCGCGCTTGCTGTGTGCGTTCTTTTAGGGTTATATTTTTGGTAGGTTTTACCCCCGTTAGAATGCGCGTGTATGCTTTGTTTAGCCGTGTTCATGGTGTCTTGTACCCCAGAGGCTATTACACGCCCTAGAGCGGCCTTAAAATCGCTTGTAACGCCCTTTGGTGAGCGCTTTGCCCTAACAACTTTAACCGATATGCTCACGATGCCACGCCTTCCTCGCAATCCAAGTCCAAAAACCTAAATTGATTGTCCACATTTAAAACGCCTTTAATGGTAAATGTGCGCGTTGATGTAACCCCATCCCGCCTGTGCGTTTGCACCAATCTGTTTGCCGTTGTTAAACCGCTGCGATACCTTACCCTTATAGTATGCTCTTCTTTTTGGCGTAGCTTATCAGCAAAAACCGTTTCGTCTGAACTCTTTGGGGTTATTTGAGCGTAAATTGTAGCCACTTTTGACCACGCAACAGATGCACCGCCGCCAGAATCTGAGGTTCTTGTTGCGCTTTGCAACTCAAGCTTATTACGCATATTCCCTATGCTCATTAGCCGATACCCGCTCTTACCATGTTTCTAAATGGAGTGCTGCCAAACCTCATAATTTGATAAGGCTTCAATAACAAATCTAGTACCTTTGGCGGTTGAGGCGGCGGGAACCTCTCAAAATCCCCTCTATGCTCATACATGAACGCACAATATTGCAACATAGCCAATCTAATAGGCTCTGGCACGTTAAGAGGCGCTGACCCGTACCCCGCCTCATATACTATTTTAATGCCATTAGCTGCCCTTAACTCCGTTGGGAACGTGCCGCCATCCCTCAACACTATACGGGCGGGTTCTCTGATTGTATCAACGTAATAGTTTGTTGCTGCCCAAGTGCTTTCTGTATCGTCATCATCAAAATATTTGATATGGGTCAATGATATTACTGGCGTTTGTGCAAGCTCAATATGGTTTTCATATCGCACAATGTCAGTGCCTACCGTGAAACCTTCCCACAAATCCCGCTCTGCTGAAACAAAGCCATCTAGCCATTGATGTATGGTTCTGGTTATAAACGCCCTTCCCGTGTAATTCTCAGCCCATTCTCTAGCCCCAACAATTAAGCTCATAACTAGCGTTTCATCAACATCTGAATCTAACCGCAAGTGATCTATTGCTTCCAATACCGTTAATGGCTCAGATGTAGGCGCTGTTGCGACTTGTATCCCACTCATGACAGATCATCCGTTATAATTATGGAAACATAGCCATCATTAGGGAATGTTTCGATTGCACCACCCGAATATGTAACTTGAAACTCCGCTTGGTATGACCCTCTGGCATTCGTGTCCGCTGCCACCCATGTATATCGAACTTTGCCATTACTGGCGTCAACGATAGTGCAAGCAGAGTCTACCTTTAAGCTTGTGTCATTTACCGCCTTCATCTTTAAAGCAACGCTAGTACCCGCAAGATCAACGGCTGCACCATCACCGTCCTTTAGGGTGGCGTTCAGTATCGGGCTTGTGTCATTTCGTTTAATGTAAAAAGCCATTGGCAAGCTCCTTTTGTGAACACTCTACATCAAAACGTCAGATAAGTTAAGCCGCCTGTGAGAAAGATTGACCAACCTCAACAGTTACTGAGTTTGGCGTTGTTCCTGATGTAAGGAGTACAGAATTAGGCGTTAAGCTACTTGATATGTCCACAGCATTATAAGAAGCCCCAAACGCATCTATTTGCCTTGGCAAAGCAGGATCATAATATAATGATGGTATTTCGGGAGCGCCTGTTGTTATCCCATTTGCCGTGAAGCTATAGTCAACGGTCACATTACCTGTAGCAATAGATACCGCACCCATTGCGATGTCATTAGCACCCATAGCTATAAGTATATTAGCAACAGGGCTTTCTAAAGATGGCGCTCCAATGGTTATATCTTGAGGCGTTAATGCAACTTCGCTACCAAGTGATGTTTGCTCAACGCTCACGTTACCTGATGTTATACCTTGAGCGCCAAGATCATGATTTTGGACAGGCGTAATTGATGGCAAGTCCACTGCGCCAATGGTAATGTCATTGACGGTTATATTCTCCACTTGGGTTATTGATGGCGTTCCAATAGAAGGATTTCCCGCATCAATATCATTAGCGGTTAAAGATATAACTTCTGTTGCAACGCTTTGCCCAATAGATGGAGCGCCCGCCGTGATGTTGTTTGGCAAAAGGCTATGCTCTTGGACGACCGCTATTGAACCTATAGAGGGCGATCCTGTGGTGAAATCCCCCGCCGTAAAGGTTTCGCGCTCTGCCATATTGACCGAACCAACAACGGGAGCGCCTATCGTTATATCACTTGGATATGCAGTATAATGTTGGACTAATGTTATTTGGGCTATAGACGGTTGCCCCGCCGTTAAATCATTAGCCGTTAATGCGTGATTTTGGACAATTGTTGATGCCCCCACAGAGGGAGAGCCAACTACAATATTTTGCGGTTGAAGGCCATCATCAGCTTCCGCTATGGCTCCAAGTGGAGCAGATGCTAATGGGGAGAAGCCTAGCATTGGTTAGCCTTGCATTTTGTCGTAATAGGCTGAAACTTGGGCAGTTACTTCGTCGGTAGTCATATTTACCATGTCATCGCCGTCATCTTTTTGTAGGGGGTAACGACCATGCAAGTTTAACACACGGGTGGTCAGGGCAGCTTTGTCTAGCCGCAAAACTG